GTACTGGCTGACTGATCGTGGATTGGTGAGCGACCTGGTGGCGGCCACTGGCAACACGGCCATGTCCGACGCCATCCTGACCAAGCTCGATACCTTGGCCGCGTCGTCCAGGTCCACCCGTGCCTTGATGAACCGATTGGAAAACGATGTGCGTGGCGTCAACTTTGGTGACATCGCTCTGCGTGCCCAGTTTGCACAGTGGGCTCAGGCCGACGTATTTACGCAAGCCGAGCTTGACGCCGTGCTGGCCCTGCCCATGCAGCCCGCGCCAAAGATCACCGCCGCCGATGTATCCCGCGCAGTGCGCGGCCCTTGGGAGTAATCATGGCCAGCACAAAACCAGAAACGCAGATCACCTGGCCTACATCCCAAACCTCGGTCACTGTCAGCACAGCCGTCCTGACGTGGAGCGAGTTTGTTCCGCTCAATGTCGAAGATTACGAAGGCAACATCCAGGTGAGCGCCGACAACGCAGGAACGCCCGCATCAGGTGACGTGTGCAATGTGTACATTGGCTACACGTCGGGTGATGTTCTGGGCGACAGCGGCAATGACTTCGACAGTGACAAACATGCCCAGTTTCTGCTGCAGCTGGACACGTATTCCACTAACGGTGAAGACCCAGCCCGCAAGTCGGCACCCATCCGAACCGGTGCCACAGGCTACCGCCTGGGTGTTCAGTGCCCCCAGGCCGCCACCCGCAACATCGTGGTGCGGGCGCGGATGGCGACGCACCGCGTGCAATAGGGGCGCAGCGTGCCGTTTATCAAGGTTAAGGTACCGCGCACCAGCCTGCCGCAGGGTGCTGCCAGTGGTGCCGACTGGGCCAATCCACTGACCGAAGACCTATTGTTTCTGGTTCTAGCTGGCCAGCGCATAGATCTGACAGGAAGATACCCGGGCGTTTTTGCGTTAGGAACAAACACAAAGGTATTAGGTTCATCGCTGCTCGTCCCAGGTACGTCTGGCTCGGGTGGGTTAACCGTTAAATCCGGCAGTATTCTGGGAGGCCTCCAAAAGTCCACCATCATCGTGATGGCATCGACAACCAGTGGGGTTATACCCACTAGCGATGGGACGGCTGGCGATGGATTGGTCGGCAGCAATGGGAACGCTATCTACTGTGAACGCGGTTCCACTGGCAACGACATATTCAAACTGGGGATATCAGCCAACGGCGGATTGGGTGCCGAGTTCACGTATCGAAATGATGCAGGAACATTGTTGCAGGCTTACGCTTACGACACGACCATCAACAATGGTCTTCCTCACTTCTTTGCGGCGCGGAAAAACGGTACAGCTCACACAATTCGAGTTGGTAAGGTTTCTACGACAGCCACTTTTAGTTCAGCTAGCGTCGCCTTTACAGATGCGACAAACGAAGTAAGGGTTGGCTCTGATAAGGCAGACCCGCTGGCCGAGTGGAATGGAGGTATCGATGTCATAGCGGGCTACGGCCGGGATGTGACAGACAAAGAACTTGATGCCCTTTGGGCTAACCCATATCAGCTCGTCGAACCCGAAGAAATCACGATTTGGGTTCCTACAGTCACCAGCTCGGAGGTGCTGCTGGCCGCCAGCGCCACCGCCAATGCCACCTCCACCGCCGCCATCCTCAAAGGCGTCAGCCTGGCAGGCGCGGCGCTCAGTGTGGCTAGCAGCTCGGCCACCATGTCGCACTCGGTGCCCCTGTCAGCCACGGCCACCGGGCAGGCCAGCAGCAGCGGGCAGATCAGTTTGTCTGTCAACTTTGCGGCTGGGGCGCTGGCCCAAGCTCTGGCTACGGCAGGCATCAGCCTGGGCAAGCCACTTGCAGCTGCATGCGTTGGGCAGGCCACCAGTGGCGCGGCGCTGAACGTGGCCGCTGCAGGCGGCGCGGTGAACCTGGCCGCTGCTGGTGCTGCCCAGGCCACTGGCACGGCCACGCTCTCCCTGGCGGTCAACCTGTCCGCTGTGGCACTGGCCCAGGCCGCCAGTTCTGCGGCATTTGGTGGCGCTGCCACCCTGGCCACGCAAGCCATTGCCAATGCCCAAGCCAGCGCCGCACTCGCGGTGGGCAAGCCCATGGCGGCGGCCGGGCAAGGCCAGGCAGGCGCGGGCGCCACGCTGTGGCTGCAGGTGCCGCTGGGTGCTGCTGCCTTGGCCCAGGCTGCGGGTGGTGGGGCCATGAGCCTGATGGTCACTTTGGCGGCCAGTGCCTTGGGGCAAGCCAGCAGCCGCGCCAATTTGCCCATGGCTGTGACGCTGGCCGCAGACGGTGCCGCTGTGGCTGTGGCGGGTGCTGCCCTGCAAGTCACCGGCCCGGTGGTGGGTGCGGCGGCCATGGTGGCGCGCGCGCCCCGGCGCAGCTGGCAGGCGCGGGAAAGTTTGCGCACCTGGGCCCGGCCCGAGCGCAGGCGCAACTGGGCCGCCCGGTAACACAAGCAAAAGGACTCCCCATGGAAAACACCCCCCTAGGCCCCAAAGACCCCGAAGAAATCAAGGTGCTGAAGTTTGGCTTTGCGCGTGAGCTGGCCGGGGCCAGCATTGCCCTGGTGCAGTCCGTCACACCCAGCGTCTACAAGGGCACAGACCCCAACCCCAGCGCTGTGCTGCTGGGCACGCCCGTGGTGTCTGGCACCGATGTGCTGGTGCGCATGCAGGGTGGCCTGCATGGCGTTGGCTACAAGTGGCGCGTGAAGGTGACAGACAGCAACGGCAATGTGCACGTGGTGACCGACTGGGTGCTGGTGAAAACAGAGTAAGGACAAAACCATGATCAACCTCAAAACCCTGGCCCAGGCCACTACGGGCGGCATGGCGCAGCTGCTGCGCGGCATGTTTGCCAGCAGCAACGCCCAGGGCGGCAGCGAGCGCGGATCGCGCACCCCCGCCGACGAAGCCATGCTGCGGGCCATGAAAAACGCCATGTTTGTGGACTACGAGCGCCGCGCCATGGTGGGCCTGATGCGCGAGATGGACCGCAAAGATGGCCGCGTCAAGCGCATGCACCGCCGTATTTCTGGCGAGGTGGTACGCGGCGGGCTGGTGATGCAGCTCACCGACGCCGCCCCCACCATCAAACGCGAGTGGGTCGCCTTTGAGCACCGCCTGCAGCTCAACCAGGCCGCCAAGCTGCGCAGCGATGCGCTGGGCCTGGTGATGGAGGGCAACCTGCCCCTGCAGCTGGTGCTGGGTGATTCGCAAGACATTGCCGCAGCGGTGCGCATGCCCAGCGACACCATCGTGCCCATCGTGTCAGCCAACGGGCGGTTCAAAGACCCCGCCCGCGCCTTTGAACAGCGCGATGTGCTCACCGGTGACGTGCTGGCCAGCTTTGGCGCGTGGCAGATGGCGCTGGGGCGGTTGGACCCTGACAACTTTGACGACATGGGCAGCATGGGCCGCCCCCTGCTGGACGCCTGCGCCTCTACCTGGCGCAAGCTGGTGATGACCGAGGAAGACCTGGTGATCAGGCGGCGCACCCGGGCGCCATTTCGCATGGCGCACGTGCTGGAGGGGGCCGACGACGACACCCTGAAGGCATACCGGGAAAGCACCGAGAGCGTTAACGGCGAGATCACCACCGACTACTACCTCAACCGCAAGGGCGGTGTGCAGCCCATCCAAGGGGACGCCACCCTGGGCGACATTGGCGACGTGGTGCACCTGCTTGACACCTTCTTTGCGGGCACATCGGCGCCCAAAGCGCTATTTGGCTACCCCGGTGGCATTGCGCGTGATGTGCTGGAGGACCTCAAGCGCGACTACTACGCCGAGCTCGACGCCATGCAAGACCTGTTGGCCGGCGTGTATGCGGTGGCCTTCAGAATCCACCTGCTGTTCAAAGGCATTGACCCCGAACCGGACGCCTTCAAGCTGCGCTGTGCCGAACGCCGCACCGAGACCAACAACCAAGTGGCCGACTACGCGCTCAAGCTCTGGGCCCTGCAGTTCCCCGAGGATGTGGTTTACAGCGAGATGGGCTACGACCCCGACACCATCCGCCAGATGAAGCTCAAGCAGGCCAACAGAGACGACCCGTACCCCAACCCCTTAAAGGTCGGCCCCGATGGCTTGCCCCTGAGCGGTACCAGCGGCACCAACGTGAGCGTAACCCCCAGCAACGCCCCCAAAGGCGAAAGCGCCACCAGCGTGAGCCAGCCGGGGAGTAATGGTGGGCGAGGGAGGGGCTGACCATGTACTGCACCTACTGCGGAGCCAAAACGCACACCGTTGCCCTGTGCCCAAAGACGGCCAATGGCAGCGCGGCGCGGATGCACTTGCACTGCGGCTATTGCGGCAGCAATGAACACGATGTTCAGGCCTGCCCCCGCACCTACAACGGAAACGCGGCGCGGGCCTGGCATCCGGACACGGTTGCGGACCATTTCAAAAGGGATTGACCATGAAAAAGACCAGAGACATACCGCCGCAACCTCCGATGCCTAGCGCTCCCGCTAGGCCACCTATCGGCCTGCAGCCAAAATCACTTCATTACACGATTCGTGCGCTGTGCATTCTTGAAGCCATGGATTGCTATGCGCAAGCTCAAATGCCTGTACCTGTTGAATGGGTCACAGAACTGAAAGAGCTGTACCCATGGAGGCGTAACTTATGAAAACCGCCACCGCCCGCGCCGCCATCAAGCGGGCCAGCCAGCAGGCGCGCAACGCCATGCAAGAGCTTGACCTTGCCACCGCTGACAGCCTGCTGAGCCTGTACACCGACGCCGCCCAGCAGGTGGCCGCTGCCATCCGGGCGCGGGTGGATGCGTCTGACATGGTGCCGGTGGTGCAGCTCAAAGACCTGTTGCGCCAGATAGAGGACGTGATTGACCAGCTGGGCAGCAAGCGTGATGCGCTGCTGCTGCAGGGCCTGGAGAGTGCCGCCGCGCTGGGCGTGCGGCCCTACACCCTGGGCGGTGTGAGTGCCACCGGCATAGCCAGCCAGTCCAGCCTGACCAGCGCAGCGGCCATGCGTATCAGCCTTGATGCGGTGCAGTTTGTGCAGCAGTTCACCGCGGCTGATGGCCTGACGCTGAGCGACCGTGTGTGGCGGCTGAACCAGGGCGCCAAAGAGGTGCTCACCCGGGCCATTGGCGCGGCCGTGGTCAGCGGGTGGGACGCCTCACGCGCATCGGCCGACATGATGTATGGCGGCCAGACGGTGCCGCTGGACGTGCGCACTCGAGTAAGTGGCGCCAAGGCCGACGCCCTGGTGCGCCAGGCCGACCTGCTGGTGGGCGACAAGGGCGAGGTGTGGAAGGCCGACCGCGTATTCCGCACCGAGATCAACCGCGCCCACGGCACCGCCTACATGGCCGGGGCGCGGGCTACGCCGGGGTTTGCTGGGTTTCGCTTTCTGCTAAGCCCTCGGCACCCCAAGCCAGACATTTGCGACCTGCTGGCCGAGCAAAACCTGTACGGCCTGGGCGCCGGGGTGTACCCCAACGCAGCCAAGTGCCCCTGGCCCGCACACCCCAACACGCTGAGCTTTGTGGAGATGGTGTTTGAAGACGAGATTTCTGAGGCCGACCGGTCGGGCAAAGAGTCAGTCACCGACGCCATGGCCCGCATGAGCCCCGAGGTGCGCCAGGGCATTCTGGGTGTGGAGAAGGCCGAGCTGTATGACGCTGGCCAGGTCAAGCCGTGGATGATCCGCAGCCCCTTGCATGCGGTGAAATCGCGGCTGGGCCGCAAGGTGCAAGGGTAGATAGCTATGAACTTTGATGAATTGCTGGAGATCATCAAAGAAGACTTTGAACCCTCTCGCGCCTTGATCGTGCTGGACGACAAGATGATCAGGCGCTACGTGCTGAGCTGGGGGCCGCAGCTGGTCCGGCGCGTCAGCAGCTGGCCAGAGGGGGAAACCATCACCGACCTGTGGCGCTGTGTCGACGTCGACTACCAGGCGCTGGCCGACCTCACCGGCCAAAACCTGCCCGAAGTGAGAAGCTGTTTTAGACAGGTGCAGGGCCTGGGGCTGATTTACCCCGATGGCACCGTGCCCGACCCGGTGGTTCAGATGCTGCGCAAGGAATTCAAGAGAATCACGGCTTAAAGGCTTGACGCTGGCGGCCAAAGCCGACAGCATCCGGCCCGTATGGCACTCACTGAAATCATCCTCTGCTTGGTGGTCGGCATTGCAGACGGCGACACGCTTACCGCCAGGTGCGGCGCGGCTGACAGTTACCAGCAGGTCAAGATCAGGCTGGCCGAGATCGACGCCCCAGAGAAACAGCAGCCATTCGGCCAGCAAAGCAAGGCTTACTTGAGCGAACTGTGCTTTCAGCAGCTGGCCACCATCACCCCAAAAACAGTGGACCGCTTTGGCCGCACCGTTGCCCTGGTGCAGTGCCGTGGGCAAGACGCCAGCGCGGCACTTGTCACAGCGGGCATGGCCTGGGCGTTCACCCGGTATCTGACCGACCCCACCATTGCGCAACTTGAGGCCCAGGCCCGGCACCACCGCGCCGGGCTGTGGGCAGACCCGCAGCCCGTGGCACCGTGGGATTTCAGAGCTCAGCCAACAAAATGACCGCGCCACAGCAAGCTACCCAACAGGCGCTCGCCGTATTGACTGCCCACCATACCAACGGCACGCTGGACATGGCGCTGGCCGCGCTGGGTGTGGCACCGTCGCCACGTGAACAGTTTTGGCACACCAACCTTGAAGGCATCTTGTTCTGGCGCGAATTTGTCAAGGCTGGCGGCTTCCAGCTTGACCCGCTGATGTGGTCCGTGGAAAAGGATGCAACCGCCATCATGGCCGGCATGATCGAGGCCGCCATCATCAAGGGTTGGGATGCCTCCAAAGCTGCTGCAGATTTCCTCTACCTGTCCGGGGTGTCTTGCGACCTGATGCGCGCGGACATCAACACAGTGGTGGCAGGCTATGACGACTTTGGCGAGATGATCACCGCCATGTTTTCCCGCGAGATCACCCGGGCACACCTTGGGTCAGCAGTTGCATGCGGTTGTGCTGACCAGAGTCAACTGGACAAGTTGGACTTGCCGCCAGAGCCCGCCTAAATTCCCGCCAGTGCGGCCCCACATGGGCCTCCGAGGTCTGCCCGGCAGGGGGGTGTACTTAACATATTCACACTTTCGCGGCCTTGTTGGCTGCGCAGTTTTTGTGTGATTTGTGCCTCTAGCCCTTATTTACAAAGGGCTGACAGCTATCAAAAAAGAGTCATTCCCGCTCGACCACCACGCTGGTGGCGTTGGGCACCACCTCAGACATCCAGGCGGGGGCATCACGTATTTCCTTCAAGGTCATGCCCGGCGCAATGCGGATGTTCAGCACCTGGCCCCCGTTGGACTGGCCCGCCAGCACCAAGTCAGCCAATGCGGCTTCTGGTGTGCAGTTCTTGGCTTCAACGACCTCTGCGACAGCATCACGGATCGCGGGTGGCAAGACGGCCATGAAGTCGAACGAACCTTGTAGACGCCCAACAATCTCAGCGTTCTGACTTTTTGACGTGTCGCGAGCCGACCGATTGACCTGTTGCAGCAAATCTTTCGGGATGCGCAATGTGATTCGTGTGTAGTTTTCGTCCGCCATGCGCGAACGATATCTTAAAAAATCTATTAGAGCTATTGACACCGTTTTGGTGTCAAGATACATTCATTTCTAGTGACACCAAAACAGTGTCACATTTTGAAAGGAACCGCATGGACAAACCACCCCAGACCACGCCAGTGTCAGTACGTTTCCCTGAAGAGCTCAAGCTATGGCTCAAACATGAGAGTGTTGACAACCGTCGCAGCCTCAATGCAGAAATTATTTTCAGGTTGGAAGAGTCTCGCCGGCAACAGCTCCAGAAGGAAGCCGCCAATTGCCCGTGAGCCACAAAAGAAAACGCCCCATCTGCTGTCACAGGCGGGGCGTCGAGTGTTCAATCCTCACTACTACGAAAGAAACGAACCAATGAATTCTACTGCCCGATCAAAAATGCAGATAGCCTTTGAAGGTGATTGGGAGACACTCAACCGCAAGTTGTTCCCCGATCTGTCAGACACAAAAGAGGGGCACCTCGTCGCTGTTGAGGCAGTTGGCCATGGTGTGATCATCGGCGGCACCAGTGACCCCACCCTCTACATGCTGACCCTTGACAAACGGTACCGCGCAAAAGGCATCACCCTGGGTGCGGTAGTGGTCAGCGCCCGGGTGAAGGGGTGTTACGCACAAGCCAGAGCCCTCGTTTATGAGCTGACAGGCCTGCGCACCATTTACTCTGGGCTTGTTGGCTTTGGCCTTGAAGATGTCAAGACCGCTTTGGTGGCCCGGCTGGGGAGTGCCGCAGCATGAACGCCAACCCCGCTCCCACTGACGACGACGAAGACGCCGAGTTTGTTGCCCTCGATGCCCAGGCCGCTTACCATGGCGTCAGCGCCCTGGTGGAAATGCTTGGGGCTTGCAAGCCTGGCGAGAAGGTCACCGGCATCTTCATTCACAGCCTTTTGCTCGATGTGAGAATGCACCTTGAAAACGTGGTCGAAGGCGTGCGTATGCCAGCCATGGAGCGCGGCTCAGTGCATGCCACGCAACTGCAATAGGTTTGCAGCAGCTTTATACGTTTGAGAGATTTGTGATGTACAAGAGATTTGTCCTCTACAGAGGGTGCATGATGATCGAGGGGTGGCCTGAAAAAATTCAAGCCGCCCAGCTTGAGACCACGTGTAACCCGCGCTGCAACAGCAATGTGAAAGACATGCCCAGGGTACGCTTTGGCGATGAAATGGGGCATGACTATGGAGCAGACCATGCGCCTTGTCGTGATTGCATGGTGGTAAAGGGTGAGTACCACGTAAAAAGCTGCGATGTTGAGCGATGCCCGGCCTGTGGTGGCCAGATGTTGGATTGTTGTTGAGGGCCTTGTGATGGATACCAGCCAGGTGACTGTTCAATGTGGGGGTCTGACGCTGACCGTGCAAAACGGTGGCATTGTGGTGGATGAGCTGCGGGGCATTGTGACGCTGACCGGTGCGGCTTTGCCCGCCGCACAAGGCCAGGCGCTGCGCATTTCTGCCCCGGTTGAGTTTGCCAGGGCCAAGTGGCGGCCACCGCGCGACCGGTCGGCGCCGTACTTTCGGCGGGGGAGGTGGGAGTGAACATTCGTATTGACAGGACAACACCCTTCAGCACCGAAGAGATCCGGCGCGACAGTGATGGCCTCGCGGCAGAGTTGAATAGGCTTCGCGGCTTGCCACCTTCTGAAAGGCCGACTGGTGAGGGTTTGGGGATGGGACCGACACCAGCAGTAGCGTCAGAACCCAAGCTGGCACACCCCTATGGGATGGGCAACCACCACCGCATCAATTGGCGGCGGAGTTGGCACGTCGACACAGAGGCCATGACTGCTACGCACACCGGAAATGGTTTCTGGATGGTGTTTAAACCCAGCCCCACCGGTGGCTACACTGCCCGGCCTGGCTGTGAGCTGCCGCCGTTTGGCCCGGATGGCACGCAGGCCATGGCGCAGATGTTTGGGCTGCGTGAGCTGCTGAAGGATGGGTGGGAGATTTTTCACACGGTGATGCGGAAGGAATCATGATGAGTGAGCTTACTTTTCAGCCAATGGATACCGCCCCAAGTTCAGGGCTCATCCTGCTTCGCGTTGGCGACGGCGAGGGGGAGTTCCGGACGTTTCCAGCTGAAGCCAGTTTTAACGATCAGGGCTTTTCCTGCTGGATGATCACCACTGGATGGGTGGGCTATACCCGGCTGCATAGCGCCTGGAAACCGGTGGGTTGGATGACGCTACCAGATTCCTAACTGACTTTAGGGTAAAACACCCGCTAGCCCTTGTATTCCATGCCCAAAGCGCTACCTAACCCGTAGCGCTTTTTCTTTTGGCGTTCGCCAAAATCCCCCCTTTTTTTGGCGGTCTGAAGTCTTGAAACTGTGCCCACTCGGCAATGGTGCCGTGGCGGGGTTCAGATGCAAAAGCAGACCATCATTTCCAAAGAGGCGCGGCATTTTTGCCTGAGCGCGGGGGACGTGCCCGGACGGGTTCGGTTCCTGAGCCAAAAGGTGACGCTGGCTGATGAGGCCAAGCAGAGTTGGGTGGAGTTGACCCGGACGGGCAATTTCTGGGACAAGCGTTATGGAGATTTCGCCATCACGCTGGACCAGCTCAACCAGATGGTGACCAACTTCAATCAGGGTGTCTTGGGACAAGACGTTTTTATTGATGTGAGTCACCTGCCAGAAAACGGTGCTGCTGGCAAGCTCGTGAAACTGAGCGTAGAGCGTGGGCGCTTGCGCGGTCTGGTGGAGTGGACACCTTTTGGTGTGGACGCCATCAAGACGCGCGGTTTTGTCTACCTGAGCGCGGAGTTTCACGAGGCCTGGGTCGACAACGAACACAAGCAGCCATACGGATGTGTGCTGCTGGGCGCAGGTTTGACGATCCGCCCTGTGGTCAAGCATCAACAACCCATTGACCCCAAGCAACTGTCTGAACCAGACGGCGACGACGCGCCACGCATTGTTATCTCTCCATCCCTTCTCAAAGAACTTTCGGAGTTTTCCATGAACTATCTTGAACAACTGCGCGCCAAATACAAAGCCCTGGGCCTGTCTGATGAAGTTGCCTCCAAGCTGCTGGCCGAGGCCAAAAAGCAGTTTGACGAAGCCGGAAGTGACGCGGTGAAGTTGCTGTCCATCCTGGCCACCTGGGAGACCGCTGGTCAGTCTGTTTGTGATCAGCTCAAGCAGTTGGGCCAAGGCAACCCGGCACAGCCGCAAAACGTGAGCATTACCCTGGCCGCGCCCGCTGTGGACGTGAACGCCGCTGTGCAAAAGGCCCTGTCCGACCGTGACGCTGCCGACCGCGCCACCACCACCACCCTGGCCACCAAGGTCAAGCTGCTGTCTGAAACTATTGCCGAGGGTGACAAGACCCTGACGCCCGAGGGTGTGAAGAAGTTTGCCGATGAACTGGCCCCCATGGTGACCGCTAGCACCACTGATGAGCAGGTGAAGACCCTGGCGTCTGTGGCGGTCAAGCATGCGCAAGAGATGGGAGCAGCGCGCAAGCTGGCGGGCCTGGGCTACAACCCGCCCAGCGGCAATGTGCACATCACGGTGGACAGCTCCAACAGCATCAAGGCGCTGCAGGAAACGACTGACAAGCGCTTGGGCCTGACCAGCGATAAGGACGCCGAACGCTTTACCGCTACCGGTGGCGAGTTGTTGAAGAAGAACAAAGATTTTGCCGACAAGTGCCTGGCCGTTTTTGACAACGAGCACGGTGCCGATCTGGACCGCGAGCACAAGGCGCTGGCCGGTGGGGTGGGCAGCATCAGTGATGTGGCTGTGCCCAAGATTGCAGAGCGCACGGTGCTGCGTGAAGCTCTTTACAACCTGATCAGCTTGAACCTGGTGGACGTTGGCACCGCGCCTTTCACCAATGTGCTGACCATCAACTACTCGTACCGTGATCAGACGGCGGCAGGCATGAATGCACTGCGCCGCTATGAGTTGCAGGCCATTCGCAAGGCAGGCGTGATCCAGACCAGCGAAGAAACCCGCCCGATCCCGCAAAAGCTGGCCATGCAGGCGTCGAGCGAACTGCAGCTGTTGATGAGCGCTGCCAACATCGACTTTGCCCCGATTGCGGAGAACGTGCGCAACATGACTCGCATTGTGGGTGAGGACATTGAGCAGATCAACTTGAACGAGATCGCAGTCAGTGCGGACGAGTTCGGCGCGTTTGCGGTAAGCACCGAGACGCTGACCAGCGTGGTCAACGGCACACGCCGGATCTTCCCGCTGGCCCAGTTCCCAGTGGTGAAGCCGCGCGCTGTGTATGACCTCAAGGGTGTGCAGCAGGGCACTACATTGAACCCGATCACGGTGATGCTGGGCGGCTCGGCCAAGACTGAGTACGTGCTGCCCGCCGATGGCAGTTCGCTGCCAGCCGGTCAGTACTGGGTGATGGACTACAACATGGGCGAAATCCAGTTTGTGACCGAGGCGGGCGCTGCATATACCCCGCCCAATGCCACGGCGCTGACGGTGGCTTACAGCAGTACCTCCAACGTGAAGAAGTTCGACACCGACCAGGGTGCGGTGGCCGCTGATGTGTTTTACGACACCTTGCTGTTTGCCATTGGCGGGCGCAAGTCTGTGATCGAGGACGCGCGCTACTACAACCCGAACATGCTCCTGATGAGCGGCAATGTGAACAACCAGCTGAGCCAGGCCAAGACGTTCCAGGCCAACAGCGCCCGGGTTGCAACAGGGTTGGCGGCTGATGGCAGCGTGGGCATGGTGAAGGACATGCCGGTGTTCCGCCCCCGTGCACCTGGCAGCCTGTTTGGCGACACCCGCATTGTGGTGGGTGAACGTGGCAACACCCGCTTCCGCATGGTCAAGCCTTGGACCATGACAGCGCTGGAACAGGCGCGTAATGCGGCCGGGGCGTTCATCGACGCGCAAGAAGCCTTTGGCACGCAGTGGGTGGGTAGCCACACACCAACCCAGCTCAAGGGTGCCGCTACCAGTGTGATTTTGTTCAGCACAGCCGGGCGTGTGGCCCGGGCTTGATCAGGGATAACCCCCCCGAGAGAGTAGCCCCCCGCCTGCCTTGTGTGCAGGCGGGGTGATTGCAAAACACATCAGGAGCGACACGTCATGAAGAAAGTTATCGAGAACACGGGCAACAGCCCGATGTATGTGATGGGCAAGATGATCCCACCCGGCGAAATGGCTGTGGTGGACGTGCCCGACGAACCTCTGGCCGCTGCGCAGCCATCTGACCCTGACCCCGACGCCGATCTGCATGAGCTGCTGGCGTTGTCGGTGGACAAGGTGAAGGCGTCACTGGACGGCCTGGGCGCCGACACCCTGCAGCGCCTGCGTGTGCTGGAGGCAGCTGCAGCCAAGCCCCGCAAGGGCGTGCTCGAAGCGCTGGACGTGGCGGCCATTGCCGCTGCTGAAAAGTCGCTGGACCTCAAGTCTGACCCTCTGTAAGGCTGAGTGACCATGGCCGGCACGATGTCGCTTGAAGATCTGGTGGCTGACCTCAAGCGCAGCCTGCATGACTGCGCGTCGGTGTTCAGCGCGCCGGATGACGCCGACTTTGTGCGGTTCTTGCGTCAGGCGCTGCCAGACATGGGCTGGAAGCGCGCCCGCACGCTCATTGGGCAGGTGCCGCTGGTGGCGGGCACGGCCAATTACAGCCTGGCGGGGGTGCCAGACTTTTACAGCTACAAAACCCACTTGTGGGAGCCCAGCTACCACCTGCAGCCGTGGGAGCCTGGCTACCCCGGCGCTGCGCCACGGGTCAGCAGCTACAAGGACGGCAGCGGCAACTGGCTGGCCTTTGCCCCGGCGCCCAGCGCGGCGCACATTGCGCTGCGGGGCAGCACGTTCAAGTTTTATTACTTTGCCCTGCATGCGCTGGGTGCTGATGCGGCTGACTGCACCGTGAACCCGGCCGACCGGGGCCTGCTGCTGCTGCGGGCTCAGGTAGAGGCCATGCTGGAGCTGATGCTGCGCAACAGCGCCAAGCCGGTGCGCCTGGGCGATGGCTTGAGCGGCACGCCGCGCAACAGCACGCCTGCAGCGCTGCACCAAACGCTGCTGGGTGTTTTTCAGGAGGCCCGGTAATGGGTGCCACCGTATCAGGCGTGCACCAGGTGGTGTTTGCCCTGCGTGAGCATGGGGCAGACATGGAGCGCGGGGTGCAGGACGAGATGGCGGTGGTGGCCCAGTTTGCGGTGCGTGCCATGCGGCGCAAGGCCGCCAAGGGGCCAACCAGCAACTTGGTGAACTCGATCAAGGCCGACCAGGTGGAGCCCGCCGCCCACGAGATTGGGCCGCACACCAACTATGGCCAAGCTGTGGAGGAGGGCGTGCCCGCTGGTAAGAAGGGCCTGCCCCGCTACTTTGACCCCCAGTCAAAAAGCATTGTGGACTGGCTCAAGAGCACGGCATTCCCTGGCCAGCACAAGGCCACCATTGGCACCAAGGCCCTGCAAGACCAAGAGACCGAGCTGCGCGACCGCTACGAGGGCCTGGCCTGGCACATCCGCCACTTTGGGGTTAAGGCGCAGCCGTTTGTGAAGCCCACCGCTGACGAGATGGCGCAGGTGCTGCCCAAACGCCTTGAGCTGGCGGTGCGCCGGGTGCTGGCCGCCCGGCCCAGTGCAGGAGGTGCCACAGCATGAGCTTGCCCGACTACAGCGCGGTGCTGGAGGCCATCAAGGACAGCCTGACTGCTGCGCTGCCAAACCGGTACGTGCAGCGCAGCCTGAAGCTGCCCAGCCAGCTGCCACCTGAGCAGCTGCTGGCGGGATCGTTGTGCGTGGTGAGCGAAGGCGGCGGCGGCTTTGCCAACTACCGGGGGCGTGAGGGGCAGCAGGGCCAGATCAATGTGCGGCTGGTGGGCTACTTGATGGTGGCTGAAGGCACCGACCCGGTGGAGATTGAGGTGGCCGAGCTGGCCCTGCTGGGCGACCTGCTGCAGTGGGTGGCCACCACGGCGGTGCCTGGGCTGGATGTGATGTACCCGGGCGACTGGCGCCAGAGCAAACAGATGGAGCACCCCTACGGCTGGTTGGTGCTTGAGCTGACAGTGAAACCTTGAGTGGAGATGGACATGGCGAAAACAAAGACTTTGAGTGCGGATCCGGCCAGCCCAGTGCCGGGCACGGTGCAGGAAATGGCCGGTGAGCCGGGCGAACGCCTGCCCCTGGAGGAGCCCGAAGGCGGCTGGCCCGCAGACGAGTTCACCGGTAAAGGCGGCTGCTATGTGCGCGACCCGTTTACCGGTGTGCGCAGCCCGGCGCCTGACGTGGCCCAGTGAGCGCAGAGCAATATTTTTCTTAGGAGCACGAAATGGCCGAATCAAAAAGTATGAAAAACCTGGCGCTGCTGGCGGTGGCGCAAACCGGCAAGGGTGTTCTTGGCACACCGGTACCGGGCACCAACGCCATTTTGTGCCGGGGCTTCACGCCCAGCCCGATTGATGGCGACTTTGTGGAGCGCAACCTGATCCGTGGGGCCAAGGGCAACTATGGCGCGCTGTTTGCCAACGAGCACCGGGTGTTTGAGTTTGAGGTGGAGCTGGCCGGCAGCGGCGCTGCCGGTACCGCCCCCAAGTTTGCCCCGCTGTTGTTGGGTTGTGCCATGAGCCAGACGCTCACCGCCAGCACCAGCGCGGCTTACCAGCCGGTGGCAGATGTGGGCAGCTACCTCACGCTGTATGGCTACCTGGACGGCCTGCTGTTCAAGCTGACGGACGCGCTGGGCACGGTGTCCTATGAGCTGAACTCGGGCGGTATCCCGGTGCAAAAGTTTGTGTTTACCGGGGCTTACTCGCCGGTGACAGACACGACCTTCCCAAGCGGCATTGTGTTCACCGGATTTACCGACCCGCTGACCGTGGGCAATGTGAACACGCCGATCTTCACGCTGGGGGGGCAGTCGCTGGTGATGAAGTCGTTCACCATGGACGTGGCCAACAAGATCAACTGGAAGAACTGGGTGGGCAATGCAGGCACCAAAAACACCGACCGCACCCCCGTGGCCAGCGGTGTGTTTGAGCTGCCCAGTGTGGCTACCCGTGACTGGGGTGAGTCTGTGCGCCTGGGCACCGAGATGGCGCTGGTGCTTGAGCATGGCACGGTGGCGGGGAATATTTGCCGTCTGGCCTGCCCAAAGCTGCAGGTGAACGCCAAGCCCACCATCAGCGACGACGAAGGCACCGCCATCATCAATGTGAGCTTTGCGGTGAAGCCCAACGCGGGCAATGACGAATTGGTGTGGACGTTCAAGTAACCCCCACCAAGTAACTGACACCAACCCCCTTTTAGGAAAGAAAAACCATGGCTTTCAAACTGACACAAAACCCGACCTTCACCACCCCCGTGACGGTGAATATTGCCAACGACAAAGGCGGCTTTGACAAAAGTACGTTCGTTGGCAAGTTCAAGCGACTGAGCACCAAACAGGTGGAAGAGTTACGCCAGCAGGGCCTGAGCGACGAGGAAGTGGTGCGCAAGGTGCTGGTGGGCTGGGAGATGACCGACGAGGCCACCAACGAGGAAGTGCCCTTTACCCCGGAAACGCTGGAGGCTGTGCTGCAGATCCAGCCCACGCCCTACGCCACGGCGCGGGCATTTTTTGAGGCCATCAGCGGCGCACGCGCAAAAAACTAGAAGCGGCTGCACTGCACTGGCTGGGTGGCCATAAGCCCGCTACCCAGCCGATCCCACTGGATGAGAGTGTGGCCGAGGGCATGCGCAGGTTTGGGGCGACTGAGGAGCAGATCGAGGCAGAGCGGGCCAAACGGGCGCAGGCAGCGCCCCCGGCAGATTTTGAGGTGCATGCGGATGTTTGGGAGAGCTGGCAGTTCTTTCTGAAAGTGCAGCGCAGCTGGGTGTATGTGGGCCTGAGCACGGGGCTAGGTAGCCAGGCGGTGCGGGTAGAGCTGAACTGGCCGGCCATTGAGGCGCAGCTGCACATGAGCGGCATGCAGCGCCCCAAGTGGGCGGGGTTGTGGGATGACTTGCTGGTGATTCAAGACGCGGTGCTGGCAGCAGAGGCCAGTGCAAACAAGGGGAAATAGAGCATGGGTTTGTCGCGGTCAATCGGGTCTTTGGTGGTGCGCATCGTGGCCGATGGCCTGGGTGCGTACAAGGCCGATCTGAACGCGATTGCCGACACCACCGAGAAGTCTGCAGGCAAGATTGACAAGGCGGCCAAGGTGGTGGACACGGCCACCGGCGCCATGGGTGGCGGCCTGGGCAATGCGGCCGAGGCGGCCACGGCGCTACACACAGCGGCGGGTGTGGCAGGTGTGGGGCTGGGTGTGCTGGCTGTTGGCGCAGCGGCCACGGCTTATGCGGCCTACAAAGGGGCGCAAGAGCAAGTTGGTTACGAAAAGGCTTTGATCCTGACAGGCAACGCCGCAGGCAAAACGGCTGGCCAGATGGCCGACATGGCGCGCAACATTGGCGACCAGGCGGGCACCGTGCACGATGCAGCCACCGCGCTCACGGCCATGGCCGCCACGGGGCAGGTGGCCGGGGCCATGCTGGAGAAGGCGGCCCAGACGGCGGCAGAAGAGCAGCGCGTGCTGGGCACCAGTGTGGAAGACACCGCCCGGCGTTTTACCGAGCTGGGCGGCGACCCGGTGCGGGCCAGCCTGAAGCTCAACGAGAGCATGCACTACCTGACGGCCAGCACCTACGCCCAGATCAAGGCCGCGCAAGACCTGGGCGACGAGGACCGGGCGGCCACCCTGGCGCAAGAGGCCTATGCAGATGCCACGCTGGAGCGGCTGGCC